GCAACGCAAAATATTCTGCTTTCCTTGCGGCAACTTCTCCCGATGGACGGATACGTGATCTCCTTGTCTACCACGGGGCGTCTACGGGTAGGTGGTCCGGTAAACTTGTCCAAATTCAAAACCTCGTCAAAGCCACGATCAAGCCAGAAGCAATCAACGCTGCCGTTGGAGTTTTGAAAACGTCCCCGGAAGCGTTTGCGTCCGTGTACGACGTCCTGCCCACCCTCTCCTCTTGCATCCGTGGGATGCTAATCCCCACGCCGGGCCACAAAATGTTCATCACAGACTTCGCGGCCATTGAAGCGCGGGTTGTGATGTGGCTCGCGGGGGAAGAGAAGGGGCTGAAAGCCTTTGCGGAGAAGGACGCAGACCCTTCGGTCGATGACATCTACGTCCGGATGGCAAAACAGATATCCCCCACCGCGACCAGACAACTCGGGAAACAGACAGTGCTTGGATGCGGATTCGGCATGGGCGTTCAGAAGTTTATCGACACCTGCGCCAAGTATGAAGTGGCCATCACGCCGGCGCTTGCCGAACGCGCAGTCGGGACGTACCGAAAGATGTTCTCAAAGGTGCCGCGCTTCTGGTACGCGATGGAAGACGCCGCCCGCCAGACGATCGTATCTGGGAAACCACACAAGGTCGGGTTGCTAAAGTTCTTCATCGACGGCGATTTCATGCGCCTGCGGTTACCGGCGGGAAGAACCATCGTCTACCACCACCCACGCGTAGACGCCGAAGGGTCGGTGTCTTTCATGGCCGTCAACTCCATCACAAACAAATACGAGCGCGAACAGATCTGGGGTGGTAAACTTGTGGAGAACGCAGTCCAAGCCACCGCCCGGGATCTCATGGTCGCGGGGATGTTCGGTCTTTTGCGGGCGGGATACCGGATACTCTTCACCGTTCACGACGAACTGGTCGTGGAGAGCAAGAGCGGCTCCTGTGAGGAAGTCCGTTCGATTGTGTGTCGTGTCCCAACCTGGGCAAAGGGTTGCCCCGTAAACGCTGAATGTGAGTCAGCAGAGAGGTATCGGAAATGAACAACCACAAGATCATCATGATCGGGGCGCCCTACTGCCCGCTCTGCGACAAACGGATGAGGGAGATATTCACCAGGAAAGGGATGATCTACGTCTGTGAAGAGATTGACTGCATGGTTTCTATCCACGCCAAAGACCCGTGCATACAGAAATGGCGATCCGTGTCCCCTCTGACTTGTCAGTTCTGCTCCAAACCGATGAAGATGTTTTTCCGCTCAGATGGGTTTCTAAAAGCAATTTGCCGGGATAAGTCTCACAAGTCGTATAGTATTATGCGTGGGGATCCGAAATACATGGGGAGGATATCATGAAGAACGAATATGCCATCCAATCAGCGTTCATCCGGTATCTCGAACTCATGCACCCCGAACTCCTCTACACCATCAGCCCTGCCGGGTTCATCATGTCGGCGGGGATGGCGATGAAGATGAGGCGGATGGGCTACAGGAAAGGCACCCCTGACCTTACGATCTACGAACCCAGAGGTGAGTACCATGGCCTCTTCATTGAGTTCAAAAACCCGAAGGGCGTGGTGAGTGAGCAACAACGGCGGTTCCTCGACCAAGCCTTCGATCTTGGCTATGCCACAGCCGTTTGCTATAGCGCAGACGAAGCGATTAAGGTTTTGACTGAGTATATGTCCCGTCGTACTCCGGCTTAAAGGTATACTCGTCTGGGTATTCTTTTGCAATCTCCCGTAGATCCTCCGGAGTAAGACCCCCGTAATCCCTCAATTCTTCCCGTCCAGTGAGACAGAAGGTGATCCGGGACACAAGCTCGGAGCAGACCATAAACCTCTTGGTACCGAGATAACCGACCGCTTTCCTTCTAATCGGGGCGGCGAGCCAGAAGAATATTGCATTGGTGGCGATATCCCAATAGCTATAAAACGCATCACGGTATTTATCACACTCTGGTTTGAGGTCTTTTCCCTGAAGCCCACGAACTCGGATGATGGCGATATGTCTATTGTCGTATTTCGATGACGGGACATACTCCGTTTTTGCGCCGTCAATCTGGAAGAGTTCTTCCGGCCCTACGCAAAGAGCGGCGTGGGATACTTTGCTGAAAGTGAGCGTCTTAATTACTCTCCCAAGCCATTGGTTAGGCTTTGGATAGAAGAGGAGCCAATCTCCCGGAGCGATAGCGTCAGCGAGTTTCATAACTTCGCCGCCGCCTTTGCCCCGGCGATCATGATATTCTTGGCGAATTCCCCCTGCTCTTCAGGACTCATGGCATTATAACCTTTAACAAATACCCCAAGGATAGGGATTTTCTCACCCAAAGAAGAGATTCCTGCGTTGATTTTCTCAGGGTCAATGCCTGAAAGCATCTTTGCTAATTTTTCCTTCACTCCATCTAACGCTTCCTTCCCAGCGAATTTGAACATGCATTCCTCCTCTATAGTTATTCCTCCATCGTTCGGAGGGTATATTCCATGCCCACCCATTCTATCTTTCGTTGGTTTTGCGCAATGAGAGCATTTCTTAAATTGTTCCTGTGTTATGAAAAATCCGTTAATTCCGTGAATTGCGTCCCAGTAATGGCATTCTTTGCACTCGTACTCGATAGCGTTGCCCATACACACCTCACTTCTGCTTCACCCACTCCGCAATGATTCCCAAAAGAATAGCGGAGACGCAGGCCCAGAGAGCTTTTAACTGCGTCTTAATCCCCTTGGTCTGCTCAATCCTTTGAGGGCATGGAAGTTTATCAATCTTATCCATAGCCTTATCGAGTTTCTGGCAGAACTTGTTCCTCCACTCCTCAGAATGTTTCTGGTCATCGGCGTATCGCCCATCAATGAAATTGTTTATACGCTCAACCAAAACATCAATACGGACGTCATCCTGCCTGCGTTCCACAAATCCCTCCTTACATCTTCTTCTTAGGGATCTCCCCCGATTGATCGAGTTTTCCTTCAGTTTTGAGAGCGGATATCGCCTGTTCTCTGATCTTGGCGGAGATCAGTTTTTCTTTCTCCGCAGTCACGTCGATCTCCGCTTGTTTCTCCAGGGACGAGACTTCTTTGAACCCGTGAATCGTGAGCTGTTCAGGACTCCACCAGATATTCGGGGATGCTGTGCGTTCCTCAGATATGATTTCTACAACTTCTGATCCTGTGCGTTTAAAAAATCTTGCCATAAATCCTCCTCGTTAGAAAAAGTACCACCAAGAAGATGCCTTCTTGCAGGTTGATCCTGTTTTGGGAACATCCTCTGGCGGATTAAACGTAGTCGTATACCGTGCGATTCCTTTGGAGATGCGGATGTTGTCCATCAAACCATTCACTTCACCCTCATCCGAAGCATTATAAGCCCTTCCCGCAATTGCAAGTTGAGTGGCAAAAGTCAAGTCGGTTGCGCTATTCCCAGTAGCTATCTGCGTCCCATTTAAAAATAATCGGACATCATTAGAACCATCTCGTGAGGCGGCAATGTGATACCAAGTAAAGTTCTGAAAGTTGATTGCGGCTAATGTTGTCGTTGCAATTGTCGTATTAACATTATGAATTAGTCCAATATTTGTTCCGTCTGTATGAATATCAAATGCCGTTCCATCCGCACCATTAGTTCTTGCGATGTATCTTTGACTTATATCAGCTTTATTATTGGAACGAACAAAAAACTCAACGGTATATTCGGCAGGCCAATCCCAATCCGCAGAGTCTGGAATTTTAAGCATACAACTTGCGCTAGCATCACCCCAATACACCCCACTCCCAAACGCCGAGAAGAAGTCCACTTTTGCGGAGCCTTGCGGGTATGGGAATTTCCCCGTCTCGTCCTTGAAGATGCAGGAGCGGTAGTCCTCGGTGTATTTGATAGTACAAGCCCCATATAGTGTGGAGTTTCTGCTGTTTCCAGAGTAATCTAGAATTGAATCTGCTCCAGTCGTTCCGTTATTTTCATTCCCTTTAAAATAATAAGCGGTATTTGCGTTGACAGAATAACCACTTTGAGAAGGGGTGAAGTTACCAGTATAAAGAACTTCCTTGCTCAACATAACTTCACGAACATATCCGCTTAACCATATTGCCGACCCACCAGAATCACGGCCACTTCCAACCCTTCCAGCAAAAGATTGGTTAATTATTGCTGTCGTGTCTGTTTGAGTTCCCAGCCCAACTCCATTCACATAAACAATATAATCATTCCCATTCTTAGTTAATGCTATGTGATACCACCGATTCACTATAGGGGTAAAGCTCCACTCGTTGGCAATATCAAAAGTGCTACTCGTTCTTTGAAGAAATTTTATTTTGTTGCTTGTTTCCCACAAAAACGCCCAGTAGTTGTTTACATCCGTTATATGGTATAAAAATGGGGAATTTGCGGATATCGACGAGAAATTCACAAACAACTGCATCGTGTACGCTGATGCGGGGGTCAGGTCATCATAATCTGGTATGTTGTGGTATGAATTTGTCCCGTTATACCAAATCGCAGGAGCCAAAGGACTCGTCGCAGGACTGTCGAACCTCATGTCGAGGATGGTGGTGGAGGCTTTGGTGAGTTTGACATTCTTCATCCAACCGTTCATGTAAGTTCCCGCCGCCGCTTTGATAGAGCCAATCCGCAACTTCTCTTTTGCAAAGTTGTAATTGGCGGTGTAGGTAGAACCCTCTTGAGCGTAATCCCCGTCAGCCGTAGCGAGATACATAATCACGGTTCTTGAGCCATCAGCCCCGCCATTACCTACGAGCTTGGCCTTATACCATGTGTTAATCGCAAGCGTGGTCGTGCCTGTAATCCGTGCCGTTGTTGCCGTTGTGAAGCAGAGTTTATTCCCGGTCGAATTGATGATATTCACAAGCCAAGCGTCTGTGTCTGCCGTGGCGTTCCTGTTGTCAATCAAGGTTTGTGCTGTTGCGGCAATATTCGTGCAGAAATAGAACTCAATCTCAAATGCGCCAGTGCCAAAAGCAAAGTTTGCGGAGTCAGCGGTATCCACATAATCCGTCGTCCCGTTGAAGAACCCCGCCGTCTGTTTCCCCGCAAACGCCGTAGGAATCGTCAACTGCGTAGCATTGCCGTTGGCGGTGATGTCTTTGGCGGCTTGAGCGGTGGAGCTGTCAACAAACTCGTCGGCAGTGCCGTTGCACTTCACGAACAGAACGTCGTACTGATCGGCCGCGATAGTGGCTCCGAGCATCAGGAGGGCTAGAAAGCCCGCGAGAAGTTTTTTCTTCATGCTTCCTCCGCATAATCGGTCGTGAAAGCGTCGATCATCCATACGCTCCCGACCCGGCTAAGACCTAGTTTGTCCAAAGCACTCGCCGCTGTTGACAATACAATCCCATCCTCCGCAAGCTCGGAAGCCAGCTGGAATCCTGAAGCAAGCGTGATGACGTGATTCCCAGAATCGTCCTGCGTGAGACGGATTTCAATTCTGTCCCCATCATCGCCGTTCGTGGGAAGCTGAAGCTCGAAGTCATCGTCAACCGTGACGTTCACAACATCGTAGAGTGATGCATCGATATCCAGCTCACCGGTCACGATCGTTCCTGTCCCAACACGAACCTTGTACGCCGCAATCAAATCCGGAACTTGCGCGTCAATCGCTTGTTTGGTTTTGAGCGGTGTCATGTAGTTTGCGTCGTCCGTCCCCGCCTCTGCAAGTGCTTGGGACGCTTTCGTAAGATACGCCTCGGTATTCGGTGCCTTGTTCTCCAACGCGTCTCCTGCTGTGTTCCATCCGAGAACTGTATCCGCTTCAGCCACAGGCAGAGCAAGCTCCGTAGTCGTCTGATACGGGTTCTGTAATAACGTCCTATCCACCCGCTCTTCAAGTTGCTGGATGAGCAGCACCATTTTGTCGAGCGCGTTCTCGATCTGGGACTCCCGAAAAAGCCCACCCGAGGGAATGTCCGTCCCTTGGGTCGTCGGGATGTCTCGACGAATAGACACAAGTTGCCCATCAGCAGGCGCGGTCCCAAACACCACAGTCCCTCCGACTGTGGACGTGTTGAGCATCACCGTGTAATCAACCCCAAGCTCGGGTTCGTCGAGCACTTCGAGTGTGTCGGGGTCGATGAGAGCGACCACAAGATCGGTGTCATCGAAGACTGAGAAATCAAAATCAAAATCCGTCTCGGCACCGTCGGTTTCAAGAAGAACTGGTTCGTACATTTCGGTTACTGACATAAGCTACCTCCGTGATGAATGATAGAATTACTCTGACTCATTGTCAACTATTCCTCCGACTTCGTTCGGGATTCTGGCCATCCGGCGATTTTCTTAATCGAGTTCATCATCTCCTCCGGCCCTTGCATAAATACATCATATACCCCCTCGGCAGCGCGAGCTAAATACCCTGTCGGGTAAGGCATTTTTATTTCCGCTACCTTTGCCCCCGCTTTCGCCGCACTCCACATGGTTTCAAAATCCGGGCCGTTGTTGATAGTCTCATCCAACGCTTTCGCTATCTCTTTCCCAAATCGGATGACATCTCGCGTCATTGAACCAATAAGATGCGTGTTAGACACATCTTTGAGATAGAACGGCAAATCAGCCTCATTATCAGAAATCCCCTCTATCAGTCCAGCAATCATAGCCCGTACCGCCTGCCCGATAATGACGTGGTATGAAAAAGGGCCTGCGATCATGGCTAACGCCGTTTCCCACGGCTCCCAGTCACCCGCGGTAACTGCCACCTCAAGAATCGGGATATACACGTGGTACACAAGCATTGAGCGAATAAATTGTTTAGTAGATATCCGTTTTGCGGCGTACATTCGGTGAGCATTCATATACCTGTCAAAATACTGCATCGTCGCTCTTTGAAAAAGGGTAAGCAGCCGAGACGGCAGGTCGGACCTACTCGCGACAATCGGAAGTTTCCCTGAATCCATGGATTGTTGTGTTGCATCTATCGCATCTATTCCTTCTTGAACAGCGTAAACCGCATGAGCCTCTTCGTCGGATAATTTTGGTTGATTCGCGCGTATCTCCGCGATTTTCTGCACATCCCTCGGAGTCAAAGTCCTCGACATCCGATCCCGATAAATCATCCACCCCACTGCGATCGATGCCATGCGGTCACCGTACCGGGGAGCTGAAGTAAAGAAATCGTGTATCTGTTTATTCGTCCACCACGGGTTATTGAATGGCCGTTTTTGCCAATCTCCTGTCCTTGTCATTTCTTGGACATACAAGACCGCCATTTCGTAAAGTCCAGCAAGACGCTCTTGCATATACGACGTATCGGTAAGTTGTTTCAACTCCCCTGACTTAATAGCCCGAGGAAGATCCCATATCGCTTCCGCGAGCTTTGCCGGACTTGCTCCGTCCAAGTCCATAGCCGCAGCCACTCCAGTAATCTGCCTCAAAAAATTCTTAGGTGTCGATATCTGATTACGAGCGTAGTTTCCAAGGAGCTTAAACGCCCATCCCATCGCGCGCCTGTCAGAACTTCTATCCACACTCCCCGATACAAGCATTTTAATGTGGTCATCGATCACTGCGAGGAACCCTTTCGGAAGCCGTTCGGATAAAATTTTTCGCACACGTTGGTTCCCAAATACCTCCCGATACTTAACCGCTTGATCAGCGAACGCCACAAAATGGACCATGTCCTGCATATAAAAGGACATTGCTTCAAATATATCCGGGATGTCAAAAAGAGCTTTGCTCTTTGTCCGGGGTTTGAGCGAATCCACATCCGTCGGGTCGAGCCTGTCGAAATCTCCTGAAAGCATTTCATCGATCACAGGAGTCGTGTCTGCGACCCCGCCCGCCTCAAGACTGCGGAACAAATACCGCACAGTCATAAAATAGTTATCCACCCGACGGAAAGGTTTTCCGGTCAGACGCTCGTAGACAGGTGCGATCTTTTCCGCCATCCAGTCAAGAGCTTCCCTCTGGAAAGCCATGTACTTGTAGTCCTCTTTCGTGAATCCGACATTATCCCCATTCTTGAACTGCTCAAGCCACGCCTCGTCTACTCCCATGCGGAGCAGCTCATTGTAGACACCCGGCATCTTGGTCATAAGATAAAGCGACATCGCTCCGGCTTTTGAGACATTAACAGAGCGGGGATCGCCCCCTTCTTCAAGCGGCGCGAATGGCACGTCCAAAAAATCTTTGGTGCGCGTGTTTAGCCAAAGTTTGAGCGCTTGAGGACCGTACGCTTCAAGCATTTTCCCCTCAACCCATTCTTTCGCTTGATGTCGAAGGACAACCATTGTTTGGAATGACCTGTTAGAATCAAACTCTTTCACAAGTGGGCCTTCCATATTCTTAGCGCCCGACGCATTGTCTAACTCGTTCAATATTGACATAACCGCGGTATCGTAAGGAGTCATTCGATACATATTTTTCCGTTTGTCCTTCTGACGGGTGCTGTCAAACGCCGCCTTGAGTTCGTCGAACTTCACGTCCTTCGTGACTTGCTTCTCAAGCACACCCGCAATCCGTGCGTACGTTTCCTTCTGTGCCTTCTTGAAATCCTGAAACTTCTGAAGTTTGTTCTCGTAGTATCCACGCAGGATTTCGAGCGCGTGTTTGGCCGCCACCACATCGTCTTCGGAGTTTGCGAGGTCGTAGACCGCTTGCTCCACTTGAGCGTTCACAAGGTCGGTGACATTCCCCTCGCCGCCTTCATACACTTGGGGGACTTGGCCGCGGAAGACGCGCCGAAGATGTTCGGCAAGCACTTGTGCTTCGGGAGTCACTTTACCTTTCGAGGTCTTCATCTGGTCGAGTATCTCTTTGCCAAGGTTCTGATACTCCCCCACCGTCTCGGAACGAATAATTGAATTGATGTGGCCGACGATAACCCCGATCTTCTCGTTAAATTGCTCGGGTGCACGGATGGTGAGAACAGAGCGAAGCATCGACACCGCGGAACGACGGGAAAGACTGCTGCCTTTGAGCAAGACTCTGAAGGCTTTCTGGATGGACTTCAAATCTTGCTCGGAGAACTTTCTGCCCGCCACATAAGCATTAAGAATCTGTCTCAGTTGTTGACGCATCGCAATACGGACTTGCCCAGATGTAAGCGCGACATTACCTTTCAGCCGTTCGGCAATAGTTTCCATTCCACCAAGCTGACGTTCGGCACGGAGGAGGGCTTCAACCGTTTTGGTGAGTTCGGCTTCGACCGTTTTGGTGAGTTCGGCTTCGAGATGAGCGCGTTCCCCGCCGACCTTATTCGCCTCTTTTTGAGCGGGGCCGGACTCCAACTGCACAAGTTTCTCATACTGTTCCCGTGCCTTCCCTTCCAACGCCTCCACTTTCGCTTCCGCTGCTTTGACCGCCGCTTGCACGCTCCCTGGGTTCTGGAGCGCAAAACTGATGTCGTCTACCCGTTGCTCGATCTCAAGTTTTCGCGCAGGATCAGCGGTCTTGTGCTCTTCTATAAGCGCGTCACCTTCCGCCAAGAGCGCAACCAGCTTCGGATTCTTTTCAAAAAGCTCGATGTTTTCTTGCTTCGTTTTCTCAAGCTCCGCGCCAAGTTCGTCGAGTTTCTTCTGCGCGATTTGAGCATCCTCGTCCTTAAGTCCTTGGCGAACCGCCTCCATCGCACGAATGTCGTCCCGCAATTTGCCAATCTTTTTGGGGAGACTCTTCGCTTTCTCGTCTGTCTGCACTGCTTCCAAGAGGGCTTCGTAACCTCGATACTCGTCAGGCATCGTCTCATCCACGCGCTCAGGCATGGGGCCAAGCTCCGACTTCCCTTCGATTTTCTTAAATGCCCGGTCAATCCACGCCACATCCTCAGAGATGTCATAGTGGTCAATAAGAACGTCATACACGGATTCGTTTGCACGAAGGAACGCTTCATCCACCAATCCCGCGACAGTACTGTGATTTAGCCCCGTCTGTTTGACTATTCGGTCGATCGTTTCTCTGCGATGCCGAAGTTGACCCGCCGCGCCCATCGGAGAACCTATCGCACTCCCGACAACAAAAGCCAAAAGATCATCAGTGAGATCCTCCTGGAAATTCCGCTCTTTGAGTTTGGTTGCAATCTCTACTTCGGTTTGTATCCGCTGTTGTAACGCCTCTGTCGGGCCCTCGGTTAAAAGCCCTTCTGTCGCTCCAACGAGAATTCGGCGCATTATGGCTCCTTTCGCCGCCCGAAATAGCGTAGGCCGAAGAAAGCCCCCGAGTTGCCCTAAGCTCAAGTAGTTAATACCCCCTACTACTGCGCCGTACCAGTTACTAATCTTTTCCGTCGCTCTCGCGGAATATCCCGCTTTCATAAGTTCTTGCGCCATCATCGTTTTTTCGTTCAAAGCAGAAGACAGCATCCCCACGCCAACACCACCAATCACTGTCCCGATACCCGGGGCTACTACCGTCCCCGCCGCGGCTCCTGCGAAGGTACTCAAAATAAGGCCTAAAACTGACCCCGCCCCACTTCCTATACCCGAAAGCACTTCCTCCCCAAAGCCTTCCGGCTGTACTCGATTCGCTTCATCAAGTGCGATCCTTTTCCGAAGCGCGAGCCCCACATTCCGTATCTTCTCCCCCACACGAATCATTACGTTCTCTTTCGCGGGATCGTACATAAACTTTTGCCCCTCTATTTCCGCGATGAGAAAAGGATCGGGGCCGTATTTTTCTTTCTTCTTTTCCTGCTCCAACCGTCCGGCGAGAATAAACGTCGTGGCGAAGGTGTCAAGCCCTTGCTGGACAAGGCTCTCCATAAATCCTTGCCCCGTAAGTTTAAACCAGTCTTTTTTCTGCGAAAAAGCGGATATGTCAACCGTAGGTATCCGAGCGAAAGATTCGGTTTCCGTTTGAGACAAAGAAGAAAGGGTTTCCTCGTCTGTTTGAGGAGCGGGGTTATTCGGATCAACTCTGAAAATAGTCATGCTACTTCCCCGCGTTCTTTTTCAGTTCATCTGGAGTGCCAAAAATAAGCTCTCCTGTCTTCGGGTCCGCCCCAAGACACACCACTTGAATGTTGTTATACATCGTCATTTGCCCGTATTTGAGCGGGGTTTTGGTTTCGGGGTGCTGGTATACATCAAGCTCTTTGAAAAGCCCCGGCACACCGGACGCTTCGTTCCCATAAAGCATAGCAATAGCAAACCGCTGTTTATCTTCTGGGTTCCGCTTTTCTTCCGGATATGCATTTATCCGGCGTGTGTACTCGATGAGCGCGTGTTGCCGATACCGGAGTTTTTCTTCCGCCGACAAATCCCCACGATTCTTCTTGAAATGGTCGTCGATGATGTTATAGCCGACAGAATAAACATCCTTCGGATTCCCCCACATATCATTCCACCCATAATTGCCTGCTTTCTGAAGCGCTTCGTTGAGGGACGCACTCACGCCCTTTGGGTTGATGTCGGACCTGAGTTTGTTATTGAGAAGCTGTTTCTTTTTCTCAAATTCTGTGTCATCTATCACACCTTCGATATTCAACTCCTCAAGATCCGCATAAAGACCGATCACATTGTCATAGTCAGAGGGCTGAGCCTTCGCCTTTTTCTTTCGCCCGGCGAGATAATCAAACCAACGAGATTCAAACTTTTCCGCCGCCGTACGCTGATCCGCTGTAAGTTCCGCTTGCGTAATTTGCCGGAGCCCCAGAGCTTTGTCGCGGTTGGCGTAAAGCCCCCGGAGATAATTATCCGTCACAATCCTCTCGCCGTTCACGTCTACACGGTTTTTATTAAGCTCCGCCCACTGGATTTTGCGATTAACATCCCCGACCGACATCTTGCGGTCGCGAATCAAATCCCCCATCTGAGCGAGCTCAACAGCGGCGGTTGCATAATTTTTGAACTGTTCGCGGTACCCATCAGACACCATCGCCTGATAAGCAGACGCCGTGTAATGACGGAGGAGGTTTTTGTTTCGCACGATCCCCGGACTCTGAATTATCGGACGGTTGGTGATATCAATATTACCTGAGTACCCCGAAACTGGCCGCTGAATGTACCCGCCCTTCTGATCTGGAACCACACGTTGGTGTATCTTCTCCGCCATCGCGTCTGCTTCTTCAACGGTATCGAACTTCCCAAGATGCTCCCCCGTTTTCCGATAATGTGCGATCGCTTCTTTCTGCGATACCCGTTTCCCGTCTACAATAGTCGGGATGAGTACCTCTTTCCCGTCTTCGTCCTGGAAGCTGAACGATTGCTCGGTACTGATGACATCGTCGTACTTCCCCTCCATAAGATCGATGTAAGTTCCCGTCGCATCCGCTCGTATTCTTGCTGACAAATGGTTCTCAATAACCGCCTTTGTCGTGCGGTTGCCGAGTTCTTTAATCACCCCGGGGTCGAGGATCGCCGACGCCATCTTCTTGGCGTTCTCGATTGACTGTTCTCCCTCGACAATGTTGTTTGGGTCACCGAGGAGCTTCTTCAATTCCTCCGGCGTAGTCGCAGATTCGGAAGCGTACTCCACGTCGTAGAACCCGCCTTTGGCTTTATCGACATTGATTTCCTGCTCCCGCTTGACCGACCATCCGACGATACTGTCAATCTCTTGTCCTGCAAAATTCATCTCGTACTGCTTGAACTTTTTAAGTTCCCCGCCGGACATATTCTTGCTAAACGCGTCAACGAGCTTCTGCTTCTCCGCGTTCACGGCATCAGCGTAATTGAGAGGGTCGTTCTTGTAATCCTCCTGCATCCGGGCTTTCATATTCTCGTACTGGAACCGGAAGTCATTAAACTTGCTTTGGGCGGAAAGGGCGTTACGCTTCTCTTCGTACTGCGCTATCACCCCACCGAGCGAAGCAATCCCTTCCCCGATGATCTCCCCCAACCGATCGACACCCGGAGTCCCGACCGCTTGTTTCGAAAACCCGCCTTGCTGATACTCAGTGATCTTCCCGCGTGCCATTATAGAAACCCTCCTGCGATTGTACCCGCGCCCTGAAGCACGCTCGAAACAAACGCCGCTTTGCCTTCTTTACGCATGATCGTTGCCTTTCGGTCGTAGAGCTGTTTGGTCGCTTCACCTGTTTTCTCGTACGAATACGCCCGCGCGTATGACCGACTCAAAGTTTCCCGCAGCACAAGGAGTGGAGTCCCCACCACTTCCACTCCCGAGCTGATGTACTCCATCGTCTGCTTAGAACGCAACCGATGCCCTTCGTCCCGGATAAGCGCGGCTTGTTTATAATAGTCATCCCGGGCAAGCGAACCCTGTTGCTCCAGAAGCGATGCCTCTCCAAACATCGCCTCACGCGTATGGTAGCCCGCGTACATCTGCCCGTAGCCTTTTATGAGTTCGCCGATCATCTTATTCCTCCTCCCCAATGTCAACCGAAGGCACGATCGCGAGGATAGTCATCGGAAGTGGTTGATCTTGTAAGAAATAAAAATGTTTTTCGTTTGAATATCCGTCTTTGACTTTCGGAAGTTCTTTGAGCCCCGAATAGAGTACAGGCGGACGGTCATAAAAGCTATTGCCTTCCCGACGAAAAAGCAACTCCGCACTCTGGTCATCATAGAAGCCTTGCGTCCCAAACCGCCCGCCCATCGTGTGACGGAGCCTCACAAACATCGCCTCAACGGATTTTCGACGGCCTATGGCTGTCCCAGGAATCCCGGGGATTTCGGTGTCAAGCGTTCGTCCAAGTCCGACATACCTCTTCCCCACGATGATATACCGCGCGGGATATTCGAGCGTGATTTCTCCGTCCTCGACAGTTAAGTCCCCATGCACCGCGCCGTCGGTCACAACCCCGACTGTCTCCCCCTCAAGATGCCCGAGTCCTGAAATCGTCTGGTCGGTCAAGTACCACGCGAGTGTCGCATACGTGAGCGAATCGAACGCCTCGAGGATCTTCACGGTCACGACCGTTGTAGACGTGTACCCAATAATTTCTGCAATCCCTGTCTCGTCACCCGTAAGATACTTCGCAAAAATGTACTGCCCTACCGAATCCGCGGTGAACGCCGCAGACCCGGCAGTAGCAGTGACAGAAGCCCCGGTCTTCGCGCCAAGCGTGAGCGTGGGTACTTGAGTCGTATCTCGAACAAGTGAACTATCCAACCGAACAAACTTCTTCTGTTCCTCGAAGACGAGTTTCTCAAACCGTTCTTTGTCTGCGTCCCGTGCCGTGATAGCCGTGAACTCGTCCGCGATGTCAGGAATCACAGGGTCTTCTGTGAGATACTCCACATACCGCCTGGTCGCGCCGTTGATCGTACGCTCCACAAACACGCCCACCCGGTCGAACCCTGAACTCTTGGGCTCTGTGATAACCGAAAGTACCTTCCCGTCTCCGCCAATATGCACCCGCCCCCAACCCGCAACGTCATCAGACTCGAGGATTGTGCAAGAAAGCAACACCCCATCCGCACGGACAACGTAAATGATCTCCGGTCGCCCTTTAGCATACGCAATCTGGACAATCCCGCCCTGCGTGATTTCATCCGACAAAAGACTTTTGTCATACGCTTTGTAGGAGTCCTCCAGCAAACTGTACCCGAACGATCGGAGAGTCAAACCCCCCTGCTCCACATAGTAGGTCAAATTATTCACAACGCAAGGCATCATGTCGGCCACGCCCACAGACGACATCGGGGTCACCGCGATATTCGTCGGAGTAATGGCCGCCCCGTCGGAGCCGCCGTTCGCCTTGTATACCCCGCTCGTGGTTCCCACGACCATGAAATTTGGAACACCGCTGAACCAGAGAATACGATGAGCCTGGAAATTAAGGGCCGGGATTAAAAATATACAACCGTCAGTGTCTTCCGTGCCGATCGAGAAATCATCAAACTCGGATTCCCCTGTTTCGGAATCCGGACCGCGAGAAAGCCAGAAAGTGTCGGGGTCATTATCGGGTCCACCTACTGCCATACGTCCACCATAAAACCCACCGGAAGTGGGGAAGTCCCCGATCTTCGTGAAAAGTCCGTGGATATATTGCGAAGTTCCACCCGATGTGTACGCAGTATATCCCGAGGTGTCGAGCCTGGTCCCAAGTTCATCAGTCAAATAAAATGTGTTGGCGTCAATCTTCTCAACCCAGAAAAATAACCCATTCACTTCCGTCATCCCGACAACTCCTGCAACATAAATTTTATCATACGTGCTGTACCCATGCCCGGCGATCGTCACAACCCCCGCAGCAGCTTGCGTAATTCCCGTAATATTTAGCCCGACATCCCGCACATGAGCGACCTTGCCCTTTTCCACCCACGCCCCATATGAAGACGTGTTGACGCTAGCACCCGCGAGGGTTTTGAGTTGGAAGGTTGTGGCGGACCCCACGGTCCCGACAAGATATTCTTGCTTATTCACTTCCGTCATCCCTATGACTTGGGCGATGTAAACGCGATCGCCTTCCACAAGCCCATGATCTGTCGCGGTTGTCACCACCCCAGGATTTGCTTTCGTGATGCCTGTGATTTCCCACTGCGCGGAATACCGCGTGTACGTATTGATTGCCCACGAAGTCGCGCCCGAACGAACGAGGACGCGCGGTTCATGGTCAGGATGGAAAAGATACATGAGGTCGGCGGTACCGCAATACTTGATACGCTTTGCTTCGGCCACCGTGTAAGGCGACGCGATTTCGTACACCCGTGCGGCGGTACCACCGGACGACCACGCTGTCATTCCAGCAAAGTCGATATCATTTCCGTCGATATCGGTGAGTGTGAATGTGTTCGCGTCCACGTACACCACAAGAAAAAACTGGCTGTTCAACTCCGTCGTCCCGACGATACCAGAAATATATATCTCATCCCCCGTCGAAAACCCGTGTCCCGTGCATGTCACTCGATCCGTCGCAATCGTAATTCCACTAATCGTTTTCCCCGTCTCTAGCAACACTCCGCCGTTTCGGTGGATTCGGAGTTTGTATTCTGTGAATTCGAGTGAATACGCTTGGTCGATATTGAAGCGAAAAGGGAGTCCGAAGGCGTCTGCGTTACCATCGGTATGGATGCTGTATCCAGTGCCTGGGCGAAACCGCGCACCGCCGGTCAGAAGAGGAGTGAAATTCTTGCATATTTCGAGGCCGTTTTTGTAGAAGGGGCGGTCGTTCCGCGCCCAGACTTCGGGAGAGAGTTCGCCGGAGGCGAAGTTATTTTGGAAGAAATTGATGGCCATTAGGAGAAAAGGTGCTGGCCGTCAGTAGCTCCTGATCTCCGGGCACCCCTCCGTTTTGTGAGCAATGGGCTGTCATACCTCATTCGGGGTTTATTTTCTTGCCCATTCTTTGCCCGCGCTTTTGCTTCCCACCTGTCGCGAATTTTCTCCATGCCTGAAACGCTTTTATTAAGCCCGGTGATAGAATTTCCGAACACTACCGCAAGTTCGGCGACAAGAAGCATGAGAAATATCGGGTCAAATTGGACGACTTCCTGCGCGTCTCGGATATACACCGCCTCAAGAGTTGACGCGCCACTATTGTTGATGAGAAGTTCGCGTCCTTCGACCATGTAATCCGTGTCCCCTGTCACGGGGTCTTCACCAAAAAATACTGGGGCTATCCAATCATTCGGGAGTTGGTAAGCATCTGAGTACCCAAACGCAGGATCGGTAGAAAGACGGGAAAGGGTCGTACGTTTACGCGCAAAATTCCAAGGAAACATCCGAAGAACTGAACGGCGGGTCGCGTCATACCAACGGGAGCCGAGCGACTCTTCTTCCGTTTCGGGCGTATCGAGACTCGCGATGAGCTGATTGTGCCTCAAAAGATCGAGGGAGAGATTACACACTTCAACGGGCGATACCAGTGAACTCATGTGCAATCCCCCCCCCTCTTGGTTTTACTCGACGTATTCGAGCACACCGGCGATGGTACCAGTGGCGGTACCCGCAGCGTTACCCGTAAGAGCAACGTCAAAAGCTCCGTACTTCTTGGCGTTCGCCGCGGTCACTCCCGCGAGCAAATACGCTTCCTTACCGATCTGCGCGATCTGAGTCGCGTTATCCCACATCTCGACCAACGCGGTCTGCCCGGTGTGCGGGTCGAGGCCGTCCTTGATGCAATCTTTGTCGATCGCAGAGGCGACACTCACATCCGACACCTGGTAGAACCCGACATCGAGGTCGGTCAAACCGGCGATTGCGTCCGTCGCGAGCTTGAAACTCAGAATCTTCGCGAACGGGGAAATACGCGCAACGCGCCAAATCGAACCGTCGATATCTCCGGCGGCTTTCTCGAAAGAGAAAACCACTTTCTTCACCGGCGCCCCCACCGAACGAGCGGAGACGTC